GAAGTGGATCTTCGCCGGCGGGGAGGGCACGAGCGAGGCCGAGATGCGGCGCCTCGAGCGCGACTTCGTCCAGCGCAATCAGGGGTTCTGGCGGAAGTTCAAGCCGTACTTCATGACCGGCGGCGGGGACGACATCAATAAGCGGATCCACGAGTTCCAGCGGCCGACGATGGAGCAGCTCGTGTACCCCGGCCTCCGCAAGGCGCAGCGTGACGTGGTCATCCAGACGTGGGGCGCGCCACCGGAGCTGTTCGGTATCACGGAGTCGAGCAACCGCGCGACGTCGGAGGCAGCCGAGTATCTGTTCGCGCAGTGGGTCGTCCTGCCCCGCGGGGAGCGGATGCGCTCCATCTTGCAGTCGAAGCTCCTGCCCGATTACGACGCGCGGCTCGTGCTCGACTTCCCGAGCCCGGTGCCGGAGGACAAGGCGCACGAGCTGAACATCATGAAGGCCGCGCCATGGGCCTGGGACCAGGACGAGTGGAGGGCCAAGGCCGGCGAGGCCCCGATGGACGGCTCGCGTGGGAAGGTGTTCATGGTCCCCCTCAATAGCTACGCGACGACGGACCTGCAGGACGAGAAGCAGAGGCCTAAGTCCGGCGGCGGAGCGGATCCGGCATCTCCGACCGCGCCCGAAAAGGAGCCCGAAGCATGAAGAGGCTGGTCTTCCTGGCGCTGTACTGCGCCCTGGTGGTGACTGCGGTTCCCGATGGCGCTGTGGCGCAGGACGCGTCCGTTATGACGATCAAGGCGGGCTCGACGGCGGCCGATGCGACCGACAGGTCGCTGGTCGTGGGGCTGTCCCCAAACTCTCCGTTGCCCGCGCCTGGCACCGGAGCAACAAGCCTCGGCAAGGCCGAAGACGGAGGCCACGCCACCGGCGACACCGGAGTCGCAGGCTTGTTGGTGCGCAAGGACACCAACGCCGTACTGACGAGCGCGGACGGGGACTATGTGATGGAGGCGGGCGACAACTACGGCGCGGCATTCGCGCGTGTGGATCACCCGAACCGCATACTCTGCACGGTTACCGTCAGCACCGCCACAACGTTGACCGCCGTGGGCGGATCCTGCGCCGCTCCGGGCACTGGCCTGAGCATCTACATCACCGACATCCTGTTTGCGTCAAGCGCGCAGGCAATCATTGCGGACACCTTTCCGACGCTGAAGTACGGGACGGGCGGCACGTGCGGTTCCGGGACCACTGCGTTCTGGGGTGCGTTCCAGGCCGCGGCCGTGCCGGCAACCACCGTGCAATCCCTGAAGACGCCAATCAAGATCCCCGCCAATAACGAGGTCTGCTGGATCAACAGCACCGTAGGCTCGAAGTTTGTTGTGATCGCCGGGTTTATCGCTCCCTGAAGGGCAAGTGAATGAACATCCTCGCTGTCATCCCGGCGCGCGGTGGGTCGAAGGGCATTCCGCGCAAAAACCTGCGCATGGTGGCGGGTAAGCCGCTCATTGCGTGGTCGATTGAGGCCGCATGCCCCGGGTGTCAGGGCGCCGTGCCGGGTGCGGAGATTCGCGTCGTGGTTTCGACCGACGACGACGACATCGCGGCGGCGGCCACCCGCTGGGGGGCCGAGGTCATCCGCCGGCCGGCCGAGCTCGCCACCGACGAAGCGGCGACGGACCCCGTGATCGTCCACGCCGTCGAGTCGCTGAAGGCCGACGGCTGGAGGCCAGACCTCGTGGTGCTACTCCAGCCAACCGTTCCGGTCCGCGCGCCAGGCCTCGCGGGCGCGTGCGTGCGGCGCCTACTCGACACCGGGGCGGACAGCCTACTCACGGCCTACCCGCTGCACTTCGTGTGGTGGCGCGAGAGCGACGAGTACAGATATACCCACGGGCCCGGCGCCAGCGGGAAGCCTGGCGATCCGGGCTGGCGGTCGCAGTGCCCGCGCCGGCCGAGGCGCCAGGACATGCACGATCGCGAGTTGATGTGGGCCGAGGACGGCTCGGTGTTCGTGGCCCACACGGACATGATCGAAAAGACGGGCTGCCGTCTCGGTGGCCACATGGAGGTGTACGAGACGCAGCGGACGGTGGACATCGACACCGAGGAGGATCTCGTGGTGGCCGAGGCGCTGATGACGCGGGCGGTGCCGGCGTGAAGACGCGGAAGATCGACATCACGACCCCGGGCCCAGTCATGGAGAGCGTGGACGGTGGAGAGCCGCAGCCATCGGGACCGGTCGACGTTTTCGCCGAGGCATTGATCAATCGGGTATGCCGTGGTTGCGGTACGGTCCGCTCTGCGGAGCGGCGACGAATCCGCATTCTGTCTTCCGGCGAATGGTGGGGGACTCGCATCGAAGATGCCTGGACGGGCGAAAGTGTCAAAGAGGTCTACTCGGTAATGGTCGAAGAGACGAAGGGCGAGGAGCCCGCGGCGGCCGTCCTGGCCAACTACATGGAGCCGCAGGATGGTCGCGCGTTCACCGCACTGTGTCCGACGTGCGTCGGAAAGGCGTCTTGAATGAGGGTCGAGATCGAGATCCCGGACGACTCGCGCGGCGTGCCGATGGTCACGGTGCTGTACCTGGATGGCGGCGGAACCCTGCAGGCCCACCTCACCTTTCGTCCGGAGGCCGGGGTCCCGCTCAAGGACTGCCTGGACCTCAACGAGAAGGTTACCGCCAACGGGCGGAGACGGGCGCGGACATGAGCTTTGCTGAGCGATTGAAGCAGGGCGCGCCCCTCCGAATCGGCGAACTCGCGCGCTACATCGGGTATTCGCGCTACCAGGTGTACAAGTGGATCGAGGCCGACCAGATCAAGACGGTGCGCCTGGTCGATGGCGGAGACCGTCGGATCCCCGTCGCGGAGGCCGAACGCATCGCCAGAATCCTACAGATTCCAGGACTCCCGGCGTCAACAGTGTTGATTGTTGTCAACACTGTCAACAATTAGACCTAACATATAGACTAGACAGTACTTAAGTCTACATCATCGTCGCGTGAGTACGCGCGTGGTGATGGACGTCGACGCTTGGCGCGAGCGGGCCGCCGCTGGCGAGGCGCCCGACGTTGATCTGCGCAAGGCCTTCATCGCCGATCAGGTGAAGGCCGTCAAGGACTCCCGCCGGATCACCTTCACGATCAGCACCGGCGCCGTGGACCGCCAGGGCGATACGATCGCCGTCGACGGCTGGAAGCTCGACAACTACCTCAAGAACCCCGTCGTCCTGTTCGCGCATCGGTACGACCAGCTCCCAGTCGCGAAGGCCATCTCCCTCGTGAAGGAGGCCGGCGCTCTCAAGGCGACCGCCGAGTTCCCCGAGAAGGGCCTCTACCCGCTGGCCGACACCGTCTATGAAATGCTCAAGGCCGGCTTCCTCCGCGCCACGAGCGTCGGCTTCCGGCCACTCAAGTCGGTCCACAACGAGGAGCGGCCGGGCTGGGCGATGGACTTCATTGAGCAGGAGCTGCTCGAGTTCTCAGTCGTTCCCGTCCCGTGCAACCCCGAGGCGCTGATGGACGCGGCCAAGGGCGTTGCTGGCGCGCTGTCCGCGGGCGTGGACCTGGCCCCCCTCGAGCAGGCTATCGCACTCGCGAAGAGCGTCACAAAGGAATTCGGTGCGGCGACCACGCCCGAACACGAGACGGCCGAGGCGGCCGAAGAGTCGCCGGTCGGCGCCCCCGAGCCCATCACCAAGTCCGGCCGCCGCTTCAGTGCGGCCAACGAGAAGCGCATCCGCGACGCCTACGACATGTGCACGAAGGCGAACGCGCACCTCCAGGAGCTCGTCGACCAGATGGCCGAGGCCATGGACGACGAGCCCGAGCCCGAACCCGAAAAGGTCGTGACCGCCCCCGTCGAAAAGGCGCCCGACCAGCCGGCACCGCCGGCACCACTCGAAGACGTCGTGACGTTCCAGGAGCTGGCGGCAGGGTTCGAAGCCGCCCTGCAGAAGGCCATGACCGCCGGTACTTCCGGCCAAGGAGCAAACGCATGAGTACGCAGGTCGTCGTTCCTCCGCCCCCGCCGGGAGCGCCCGTCAACCTCACGAAGGCCGAGCTCGACGCCCTGCTCACGCAGGTTGCCGAAAAGGCCCTGGGCGACAAGCTCACCGAGTCGCTGAAGCCGCTGACGGAGAAGCAGCAGGGCCTGATGGCCGAGATGCTGGAGATCCAGAAGCGCGGCGAACAGCGCGAGAAGAAGCCCGAAGAGAAGGGCCTCATGTTCGCCAGGCAGGCGCGCGCAATGTTCCTGGGCAAGGGCGATCCCGAGCGCGCCATCTTCGAGGTCAAGCGCGCCTGGGGCGCGGACGATCCCGTCCTGAAGGGGCTCGAGGGCACGGTCAAGCTCAAGAACCTGACGGCGGGCAACGCCGCGGCGGCCGGCAACATCATTATTCCCGAGTGGTCCCGCGAGTGGATCGAGCTCCTGCGGAATCAGACGGTCATTCGCGGGCTCGCCGGCATCCGGACGATGCCGATGCCCGTCGGTGCCCTCGGCATCCGGAAGCAGACCGCGGCCGGCACCGCCTACTACGTCGGTGAGGCGATCAACATCACGAAGAGCGATCAGGCCACCAGCGTGTTGCAGATGGTCTGGAAGAAGCTCGCGGCCCTCACGGTCATCAGCAACGACCTGCTCCGCTTCGCCGGCCCGGAGGCGGACGCCTTCGTGCGCGACGACCTGCTGCTCGTCTCGGCGCTCCGCGAGGACCTCGCGTTCCTCCAGGGCGACGGCCAGAGCAACACCCCAGTCGGGATCCTCAACTGGGTGGCCGCGGGCAACAAGTTCGCGTCCGCCGGCACCTCGCTGGCGAACACCCAGACCGACCTCGCCCAGGCGATCCGCAAGCTCCAGGAGGGCAATGTCCCCCTCACCCCGGAGAACGGGTACTTCATCATGTCGCCCCGCACGTACTGGGGCATCTACAACCTGACCACCACGACCGGTGACTACGTGTTCGCCGAGGAGATGCGGCGCGGTCGCCTCATGGGCTACCAGTTCCGCGTCACCAACCAGGTGCCCAACACCGGCACGTCCGGCGGTGTTCCGGACGGCTCCGGCGCCGGGAGCTTCCTGTACTTCGTGCACTCGCCCTCCTGCGTGATCGGCGAGTCGCTGAACGTCCAGGTCGACTTCTTCCAGAACGGCACCTACTACGACGGCAGCGTCGTGGTGTCCGGCATCTCGACCGACGAGAGCGTCCTGCGCGTGCTGCGTGAGCACGACTTCGCTCTCCGTCACGACGTGGGTGCGTCGGTCATCTACAACGAGACCATCGCGTAACGAGGCGAATGAGACGGGGGCCTACGGGCCCCCAGCTTGAAGGAGAAGAAGACATGAATCCGGCCCAGCTCAGGAACCTCGGGCACTTCGTCAACGTGGTACCCGCGATCGAAGGCGCGACGCAGATCAATGCCGGCTCGCTGTCCGCTGGCGCCGGC